TTGAGAACGTACCCGCCAAACACTTCAAGGAATCCGGCGTGTGGATCAAAACCAAGATCCCCGTGCTGATGCTCAAAACCGACAATAAAATCCCTTATGACAAACAACGTCGCGAGCATACCGACTGAGGCGCCGCCGGTTCTCGACTGCGAAGGCTATCGTAAGCTTTTGGCGGCCGTCGAAAGCGATGAAGCGAAGTCGCCGCGTGGAAATGAATACCGTGCAAAATTCGCGTGGGCCATTGCTCGCGCGAAACACTACGCAGAAAAAACAGGACTCACCCCGGAAGCAATTTTGGATTCTTGGGAAAAACGCCGCGATTACTGGTTTCTTAATTTCTACCAAGAGGCGAATCAGCCGGAAATAAAAGCCGACAAGGTTCGCATATTCGAAACCGTTGAAGATTTGTTGAAGTCTATTGGATCGGCCGGATTTCGCTGTCCATCATGTTGTGGTGTTTCAAAATCACCCTACGAATGTAATTCTGGAAAGAAGGCCTATGGTAAAATCTGTGATTGGAAGGTGTATGGACTATTTGGACACATGGGCAAAGGCATCGCGGTATTCGTAAAAGAAAAGTTCGCACTAGAAAACCTGTTCATGCCAATTGCATGGGAGATCGAAGCTCCGGAACCAGCACCGGAAGAGGTTCCACAACGGCCGGCGCCAAAGAAAAAGAAATCGTCTAGTGAACGCAGCAAGGCACGTTACCGCGAATTCCAATCATCCGATACCAGCGAAACATTTTTTGAATGGCTGAAACGCTCAGAAGAAAACCGCAGGCGTGGGTTTAAATATTGAATCATGACAGATGAAGAAAAGATAAACAGGATCATCGATATCCTAGATCCGCTTTGCCGGCGCAGATATCAAGAACACGAATGTTTTCCACGTGGACTTGAGACGTATTCGGAAATCGCGGTGAACAAGATACAGGCGTATCGTGAACAGTCTGCGCGTCAAAAGGCAGAGAAAATAATGAAACTTTTCACTGATGGAAAAACCACCTGAACTTGATCTGTTCGGCCAACCTATCTTTGAGCCTGAACCGTTTCTTCACGGCAAAAGACAAACCAAGCCGCATGGCTATGCCGCAAACCCCGGCACTGGTCCACGCGGCGAAACCTGCAAAACCTGCAAATATTATGCCCGAATCCGATATTCCAAAGTTTACAGAAAATGCGCCAAAGTCTACGACCGGTGGACGCACGGATGCGCAACAGACATCCTTGCCGGCGCCCCCGCCTGCCATTATTGGGAAGAGCGGGAAAAACAGGGAAAAAACACTTCATGACACACGGGTGATTCATGTCATGATGGGTGGTGAGATAAAACGAATCTCAATCAATGGCCGGATTCTGGTGTTCGAAGATCATCCACAAATTGGGCCGGTGTTACTCAGGGCTGGCGACGAGCCCGCCAAGATTCAGTCCAAGATATTCCTTCACGCTGCATCGATGTGGTATCAGCAGGGGAAGCGCATGGAAAACGGGCTTTGCCGTTGGGATCACGAACCACAACCCATCGTTAAACGAGTCGGAAATAAAAACTTCATCACCGGTTGGAGTCAGCCGGTGAAAGGACAATAAATTATGCCATTACTTAATTACACCACTGATGTTGCAGCAACCAAGAGCATTGCTGAAATCACGCGCATCCTGCAGGAAGGCGGCGCCAGTGCGATCATGTTGGAAAATGGTGCTGATCGTGAGATCGTAGCCGTAAGCTTCATGATGCAAACAACGTTTGGGAAGCTGCCATTCACGCTACCGGCCAATGTCGGCGCCGTGATTGCCACGCTCAATGAGCAGATCAATAAAGAAAACTGGTTGGCGCGTGATCGTCGCGGATACAAGCGCAAGCTTCCAAAAAATCTGTATAATAACAAGGCGCAGGCCGAACGCATCGCGTGGCGCATCGCCAAGGACTGGCTTGAGGCACAGATTGCCATCAGCACCATTGGTTGCGCGCGGTTCGAACAGATCATGATGCCCTTTGCACAGATCAACGGGAAAAGCTTTTATCAGCGCATGGTGGAACGCGGGAATCTCGCGTTGCCATCATCAGAACCGAAGGAAGTCACAACGTGATCTCTTTTTGCACAACCATCAAGAATCGTCTGTATCAATTCGAGAGGACATTTTTCGCCAACGCTGACGAGATTCAAAAGAATCCAGATTTGTCATGGTTCATTGTCGATTTTGGATCTACTGATGGACTGGTGGAACGCATGAAAGAGTGGCTTCCGCGTGTTTCATGTCGCATCGTTTTCGGAAGGGATCTTACGGATAAGCCGTGGCATTGTTCGTATGCCAAAAACGTGGCCCATCGCGTGGCTGTTGGAAAGATTCTCGTGAATCTCGACTGCGACAACTTCATTGGAAAAGAAATCCTTCCGGCGATTTCTGATAGGTTCAGCAATGGCTGCCAAATCATGCACCACTATGCGCCGATCTGCGGCAGTTACGGCCGCGTGGTGATCGATAAGCGGGGCATTTTACGCCCTCGGTGGATACGATGAAACACTTCACCCCATGGGCCATCAAGATTGCGATCTGATGGATCGCGCCAAGGCCAGAGGAATGCGCGTGGATGTAGTGAAACCCACCGAAGTCTTGGCCATTAACAATACGAAAGTGGAAAGCATCGCCAATTGCCGGCAGAAAAATCGAAACTGGTTCGATTACAACCGGCTGAATATACTGATTTCGAAGCACAATATCGCCGCGGGAAGAACCATAGCGAACACAGGAAAGCCGTGGGGATCAATGCTACTGGAATATAACCAAGGCGGCATTTGATTAGTGCGAATAACTTTTTTGAAAAAATGCTTGCATGCAGTCAATGACATCATGCAGTGTGCAGAAACGCCAGAGCTAGTTTTAACCTTATGAGCCAAACGACAAACTTCCAAATTCGACTGACGCCAGAGGAACTAACAACGCTCAATTCGCGCGCTGTTCTTCTTACGGCAGCCAATGAAAAACCCCATACCCTGCAAGATGTAGTTCGCGAATGGATCAAGGCCGGATGTCCAATCGACGCCAACAAATCAGCACATCAACCAAAACAAAGATCTAAACATGCGAGACGAAACAAAAAAGCTAACTGAGGAAGAGATAAAGCAGATTTGCGAATCTACAAAGCGCGAGTTGTTCAAATTTGCTGATCATGTCGACGCAGCCCTGACAACACTCGAAACGTTTCTTCCTAATGACGTCCGGGTGACGATCATTGTCCGTAAGGAAAATGAACATCCCGGTGTCGATCTAGCCGGCGCCATGATTCGCACAAATGATGATCCAGAAAAACTGGTTCAGATCATGCGACCAATGGCCAAAGCTGTCCACGATCACCCCGAACAGTTCCGATGACATTTCAAAAGGCAGATATTTGCGAGAACTTCCCAATCTCTCACTGGATTTCTACCGGTGGACAATGGGAAATTGGACTCTATCCTATGATCTTTGGTGTTCGCGTGCGCTGCGGGCGCGTTGGCGAAGGATATGTGGCACTGGACATGTGCGCCGGCGCAGATCCTAGATTCCAACTCGAACTGTTGCGCTGCGTCATGATCATTTTGATTCCTGTCTCTGAGGATATCAAAGAAAGCGCCATGAAAGATCTGTTTCCAGAATGCAAACGCAAGCCAATCAATACCGATCCATGCTGGCCAAAGATTCAAGAAATGGCCCTGAACGTCCTTCGCAAACATGAAAAGCCATCCGAAACGATGGTCAACCGCAAGCTAGTCGAAATCACACCCGAACATGATAAATCCTGAACCATCTGTTGGTCCCAATCGAACCACTACCGGATCTAAGGTATTTGCAGAATGTCTGGAAACGCTTGAGCGCAATTTCATCGAAAACACCGTGCGTTTTGAACTGATGAAAGCCATCGTCAATACAGGGTCAGATAAAGACATACCAAATAGAAAAAAGGTCTATGAATTGGTAGCTGATATTCATGAAACCTATGTGCGTTGGGCCAAACAGATGCGAGATCTCCGCCAAACGCAGTAAACAATTTTCCGAATCGTATTCGGACAAACCAAAAAAACATCAAAAACATGAGTGCCACCACAATCGTTCAGGATCTGTTAAAAGAAATGCAGGCTGAATCCGCCAAAACCGTTTCTCAAAAAGAGAACGCTATCGGCGTTGTTCGTTCGGGCGACAAAATCGTTCTCCCGACAGATATGTCCTACAAGGACGCCCATAAATGGCTGATTTGTCAGGAAGAGGCCGAAGAATCCACCGTTCGCGTGCTCAGCAGCATCGAATGTTTCCCCCTTGATGGCGTCATTGCGCTGTCTCGCGCGATGCGTGAAGTCTATGGCTTCACCGATATTCGCGACAAAGGATTTTGGGGCCAGGACGTGGCGCCAACCTTCGTGGAAGTCCCAACCGCTACCGGCTACGAATCCGCGCCACTTGGCATGATCAAGCCGCCGAAGTGGGAAGGTGGATACCTCAAGGCCGAAATCAATGGCGCCAAGATTCTGATCGCTGGCGAAGTGAAGCGGAAGTTCGAAAAGGAAACGCAAGACATCATCCACAAGACAAAGCAACTGTTGTTGAAAAAATCAATCTACCGTGGCCACGCCGTGCACATGGATCTTTCCTGGTACAACGGAAGCCGGCCCTTCGATCTGATGAACGATTCCCCAAAGTTCATGAAGATCTCCGACACCAAGCTGATCCTCAACGCCGTTTTGCGCTTCGAATTGGAAAGCAGTATTTTCATGCTGATCGAACACACGAAGGTTTGCATGGAACACGGCATTGCAATCAAGCACGGCGCGTTGCTCAAAGGCACCTTCGGCACCGGAAAGACACTGACCGCAAAAGTCATCGCCAAGAAGTGCCAAGATAACGGATGGACCTTCATCTATCTGAAATCGGCCGATCAGTTGGCTTCTGGTCTGAGGATTGCCAAGATGTACGCGCCGGCATGCGTCTTCGTGGAAGATATCGACACGGTAGTCAACGAACGCGATGACGGCATGAACGAACTATTGAACATCCTTGATGGTGTTGACACGAAGGACGCGCCAATCATCACGGTGCTCACCACCAACAAGCCGGAAGACATTGAACCGTCCTTCCTGCGCGCCGGCCGAATCGACAGCATCATCCACTTTGCTGAACCCGATGCGGAAACCGCCATGGAATTCGTTCGTTCCTTCAGCGGCGCCTACCTCAAAGCTGGCGAAGATCTGAAGCACACCGGTGAACTGCTTTCCGGCTTGGTTCCTGCCTTCATCTGCGAAGCGGTCAACAAGGCCAAGCGTTACACCATCCACCGCACCGGTGCTTCAGACATCACTGGTCTGATGCTCGCCAATGATCTCGAATTGGCCGCGCAGTCCGTGAGTGATCACTACTCGCATCTGAAGCCGAAGGAATTCACGCCAGAGCAGATCCTCGCCAAGCAACTTGAAGCTGTGAACACTCATGGCCTCAAGGATACCATCAAGGAAACCATAGCCGAAAGCGGCTTTGATGAAGGCCTGATGGATGCGATCAAGGATCACGTCAACTAGTTCTCCCGCCACGTCCATATCAACAACAGTAAGCCCTGCAGGCATGTAGCTGCAGGGTTTTTTATTAATCGTCGTGAATCGATGGCCGGACCTTCTTCGGTATTTCATCCAAGCCCGGTGTCACAACCGGGTTTGTTTTTTTATTCCAGCACCGACGACAGTAAACGCGGCCATTATCAGTGGTTGCGAGAACGCTGGCAACATCTGCGTTGCAGTGGCTACAGGTGACAAATTCGTTCATGGAAACTTTTTGTTTCGCCGGCGGATCATGCATTCCAATCCCTGGTGAACCAATGATGTGAGGGTTTCTTTTTTGGCGAGCACCTTGCGAGCCTTTTCAACAACAGAGGTTTTAAGATTGAAGGTGGTTCGGTGGATTTGTTCAGACATGATCTTGGCTTAAGCCGTCAATACGCTACATCAAGAAAAACCTCCAAGAAAATGGATTGCAATAATCTGAGTCATTCATGAAGTAATGCCACGTGAACTGGTTCCTACTCTTGATTTCATCATTGGCCATTTTCAGGCTTTCCGAACTGGTATCGCGCGACAATGGGCCGTTTCACGTTTTCAAGAAAATGCGTGAATCCTTCAAATCCAATGGCCGAATGGATGAACTATTCAAGTGCTACTACTGCCTTAGTGGATGGTTTTCCCTGTTCCTTTTCGTTATATTGGCGGCGGGAGAAATCGTTCGCTGGTCACAGGGATTTTTTTGGTGGCCGGGGATGTGGGGAGGGGCTGTTTTTATCTATAGAATCGTGCGTCCGCGAGAGTAAACCGGTTACATGACGCCAAGTGCGTCCCTCAAAAACAGCGGCAATTGTCGTTCGTTTAAAACCAAGCGATTTTGCTATGAATGTGATAGAATTTTTAGCCTCTTTCAAATCCATGGCCTGCTGAATCAGCGCAACCGTTAAGATTGCTCGCGGATGATTTTCACCATGCTTGGCGATGTTTCTATTTCTTCCGCGTTCAAACATGTCAGCCGTATTCTGCTTGTGTGTACCAAGGACTAGATGTTGCGGATTAACACAAGTGGTATGGTCACATATATGGCGCACGATTAATCCGGCCGGTATATTTCCGTGGTAGATTTTATAAGAATATCGGTGTGCCTTAACCAATTTCCCATCAATATAAATTGCCCCATAGATCGACTTGGTTCCGTTGGTATATCCATTCCACTGCCAACAGCCCGTTTTCATATCGATCTCATAAGATGAATCGAATTGGCGGCGAACGTCAGCAGCTGTTTTTTTGGCAAAACGATTCCGATTTATACCATCACGGCCCCTGCAGATTTTGAATCCAGCCCAACGGTTTACTTTCATTGCATAATAATGTAGCATATCTGGTATAATTCAAGTGTAGAAGAGTGACTTGACGTAAGATCCTTTTACATTTTCGTGCACCTTGTCAGAGATGTTTTTTTGTGCGCCCCTGAACGCGGTGTTCAGGGGCTTTTTTCTAACTCATGAGCGAAGAACCACCGGTGCCAGTTGAAAATGGCAACACCATGCCAGCGTTACCGGCGCCCCGTCGGCGCAATTCATTCCTGCGCCATAAATACGCCAGGGTGCTGACTATTCGTGAGGCGAATCCTGATCGTGTTGGTGGCCGCGTAACCAAGATTCCCGCCACCCTGGAAGCATCGCGTGCACGCATGCTGATCGTGGCCACAAAACTAGTGGATCAGGTAGAGCATCGCCTCAATCTGATTGACGATGGCCGGATCATTCTTCCGCCGAAGGATTACAAGGAGATGATCGAAACCTTGGAGCGCGCACAGAAGATGATGAACGATTGTTTCGGTCTGGCCGCGGCGCCCACCAAAACACCCGGCGCCCCGCAGCCGGTGAACAATGGCGTGATCATCAATGCCGGTGTTGGTACAAACCTGGACCGCATGATGGAAAAGGTTTCCAACGCCATAACGCGCAAAGCAATTCCTGAGACGCCACCCGATGACGCTGGATCAGATATCGGAAGTACATAACACTTTGGGCGCCGGAACAGCGTCCGAAGTTATCTCTGCCGCAAATACCGTTCTGTTGTTTTGCGAATCACCTGATCGAATCGATAACGAAGACGAGGGAATGGGATTGCTGCAGCGATTACTGCAGAAATATCTCGATCAAGATGATTACTTGGAGGCGGCCGCGCTGATCTGGCCGCGCCATCTTTTCGATACCCGGCCGCAGTTCACCAAGGACATCTTCAAAGCCATCGTTGAAGACAATCAGCTTTTGATTCCGGGCGCCAACGGCACTTCCAAATCTTACGCGACGACTGCATTCATGTATCTGGATTGGCGGCGAGATCCGGAATACACCATGATCAAAATGGCGGCCGTGAACGAAGAACACCTGAAGCGCACACTTATGGCGCAGGTGAAGCAATTCCATCTGGCATCGGCGATCCCGATGAAACAGAAAATCACCGATAATGAACTTTATTTTGGCGTGGAAGGGCTGCCCGATATGGGGATTGCCGGCGTCTTACTGCCGCAGGGCGCCGAAGGCACCGGACGAATCCGCGGCTACAAGCCAAAACCATTAAGAAAGACGATGCATCCACGTTTTGGATACAGTTCACGCGTTAGATTCTTCGGG